AATCCAAATGGATTATTAGAATGGTTATGGACCCTGAGGTTATGCTTGAAAAAAATATTACAATGGATGATGTAAATTATACATTAAAAAATTGTTTTGATGAACAAATAAGCTGTGTATATTCAGATTTTAATTCAGATAAACTTATATTCAGAATCAGAATGACTGATATCATCAAGTCAGCTACTGGAAGAGGCGGACAAAAGAAACCCAAAGTGAACCCACTTGACCAGTCAGATCAAATTTACATCTTGAAAAATTTCCAAGACCAACTTCTGCAAAATGTAGTATTAAGAGGAATTAAAGGAATTAACAAAGTAATTCTTAGAAAAATTATTGATAATATGGTGGAACATAATGGGGTATATAAAAAACAAGAAATATGGGTTTTAGATACAATTGGAACAAATTTATTGGATGTATTAGGATTAGATTTTATTGATAATACAAGAACATTAAGTAATGATATTGTAGAAATTTATAATGTACTTGGAATAGAAGCTGCTAGACAAGCTATTTATAATGAATTGGTTGAGGTTGTGGAATTTGACGGCACATATATTAACTATCATAATTATAGTGTATTGGTTGATAGAATGACATTTACTGAAAAATTGATCTCAATATTTAGACATGGTATTAATAACGATAATATCGGACCAATTGCTAAGGCATCCTTTGAGGAAACACCAGAAATGTTCTTGAAGGCTGCAAGACATGCTGAACTGGATACAATGAGAGGTGTTTCAGCAAATGTAATGTGTGGTCAAGAAGGGTTCTTTGGCACTGGTTCCTTTCAGGTAGTATTAGATATTGAATACATGCAAACATTAGAAGCAACAAGTGAATATAAACCATTGAATGTTGAAGATGAAATTGAGAAATTCTTTGGTAAAGTTGAAAATCCGGATGATCCTTGTGGAGTTAATAAAATATCTATACAAAACAATGTCATTACAATCAAAGAAGAAGATATGGGTAAAGAAAATAATTATGACCCAGGATTTTAATACTACAAAATTATTAATAATGCAATTTGTAAAGTTTTAAAATAAAGTAAAATATAAATAATATATTAAATATAAATTTTATTATATTTAATATGACAACATTAAGTCTAATAATAAACAGAGTATTAAATTTAAATAATAATATTTTTTTTAAAAACTATAAATCTGATAATATTGATTTATCATTTAAATTATTGTTTAATTCTATTATAAAAAAACCAATTACTACAAAAGATAAATTTATATTTTTTAAAGAAACCCTAGAACATTTTTTAATAAAGGATAAAAAAGAAGAATTTATTGACTATTTTTGTAAAGTTCAAAAAACTTATAACACGTTTAATAGATTTGCATATAATTACAAGTATAAAAAGGCACAAATAGTAGTAAATACAGATATGGGATTAAATGAAATTAATGAAAACGATAAAAACGTTATATGTATATTTCATAATAATTCCAAATATTTATTTCTTATAAATGATTTGATTAAAATTATTAATTCTAGTTTAACAAATTCATATATGTTTTTTTCAGAACCCAAATGTATTAAAAATCCTTATGATAATTTACCGTTTAATAAATCAAATTTATATAATATATATTTTTTTATTAAATTTAAAACATCTTGCCGCCCCGAATTGGTTTTTAAATTTTTCCAATCAAATTTTAAATTAAACTTATTTAAATTTAAAAACGACCCAATTTTAAGAGATTATATTATTGAAAACTTTGTTTATAAATCTCCATCAGATACTTTATTAACAGAAATAAAAAATATGATTAAAAATTTTAATAGGGATTGTTTATTTTCTAGAAAAGAAAACATAATTGTTATTGATAAAGAGTTTCCAAATGATATATTGATTAAAATTATGAGACCATATTTATTACTGTATTGCATTTCACAATATGGTTATCTAGAAGATATCAGAAATACATCACATATTATTTTAAAGAAAAAATTATTAGCGTTTAATAATTTTAACCCACAATTTGGTAGAAAAAAATATAAAATTTTAACAAGGATTGACGCAAATTTTAAGAAAAAAATTTGTGGAAAAATTATTGAATTTGATGACAAACATATTGCATTTGCAACAAAATACAATGATGAATTTTTAACTGATCATTTAACTTATGATGAAAATTATTATGTTAATGCAAATAATTCAAATACTTTTATTTATATTGTTGATGAAGAAGAAGATGGCGATGAATACAATGATACTATACCAGAACCAAATGAAAATACAGTAATAAGAAGTGATACTGAAGATGAATTGGATCATGATAATACTAATGTACAAGAAGATGTAGAAGAACCAGATGTAGATTCTATAAGTTAAACATCTGAACTAGATTTATTACTAACAATAGTTAATTTACTTTTCTTTTGATTCTTTTTTGTTACATTTTTATTCCCTTTTATTTCTAATTTTTTTTTAGATTTTTTTTCAGCAACAAACTGTTCAGACGATACGGATGATTCATTATTAATAATTAATTTTTGTTTTCTTTTTGGTTTTATTTTTTGGGTTGCGACTTCAGAATTAGAATCAGAATTAATTATGAGCCTTTTAGGTTTTTTTTTCTCATAACTTGTTTTTAAAGGTTTCGTGAATTTTTCTAAATAATCTTTGATCGTAACTTTATTTTCAAGTGCATCATTAATTCTCTCTACACATTCCCCATTTAATTTGTCGAGAGAAATAAAAATACCTTCGTCTTCATCTTGAATAAATTTAAATCCAGGAACATTTTCAGGTCTAAAACCAGGTATTACAACAAAAACAAATTTATCTTCCTTATTTCCATACCCAACAAATTCGTGATTTTGGTATTTTGTTTGTAAAATCCATTGTTGAGAAATAAAAATTGTTGGTATTTCATATTTTGTAACAAGCAACCACAAATCAAAAGTAGTTAAGAAATAATTATCAGTAAATAATAAACTTAAAAACGTGAGTGTTTGTGCATGAACTTGGTCTCCCAATGTTTTTTTCCCTTCCAATATTAAAATATCTACAATTTTGTCACTATAAACTTGCAAATATTTTTTATACTCTTCATACAATACATTTTTAACTTGATTTATTGTTAGTTTGTCACTTGTTTTTCTCTCTATCAAGTCAATAATAAAATTAAACGTGCAATAATTTGTTTTACTATATTCAATTTCTGAATAGACTTCAGGAAAACATTTTTTCCAAAGACTAGATGTAATATGTTTATTAGTATTTTTTTTACAAATAACCTCGTTTTTTCTTCCTATTGCATGGTCAATTGATGGAATAGTATTTTCATAAACTTGTGTTATAATTGGTTCAACTTCATCATATGAAATTTGTTTTATATATTTATTCGTAACAGCAGGTATTAATATTTCAAAATAATCCTGTGTTAATAATGATTCAATCAATATTATTTCATTATCTCTTAAATTATACCCCACATTTCCAAATGATAAATATGTTTTTGGTTGAAACATGAATGATTTTATTCTGGTATATCTAATTAATTCATCAGACATTCTACCATAATAAATTGGTTCATTATTATTATTGGTAATAAGATTTTTTTCAGGAAGTATTAAATTACAATTTCCATCTGTTAGAGCACATAGATCAGGAGTTGCCTTACATGACTTAGAATCTTTTACAATACACGTTGAAACTTCATTTATTAACTTATAATATTTTTCGTCTCCAATAAATTGCATTTTATTATTAACCAATTCGTGTAACAAACCATTAATATTTTTAAGTTTCTCAGAATAAATAATATAATCTTTTGTAATCTCTTTTTCAATATTCTCTCTAATTTTAACATTTTCATAATCATTAAGTAAAATTCTTATTGTATTTCTAAATACGTTATAAAAGCTAGATTCAAGTCGTATCTTTTTAATATAATCTACTCTATCGCTATCAACATCTTGTTCTGTAGTTATTTTTATTTCACTTGCAATCATAGGGTTTGCCTTTGGATTAATAATATAATTATCGTTATTTATTGATGGTATATCTATATCAGCAGAAATTTCATCTAAACGAATCGGTTGTGATATTTGTATGAATTGATTTGTATTTGTTAAAATACCTACGACATGTTCATCTTCAACAATTTTAAATTCAGGTTTACAAGGAATGTCTGGTTCATCTCTGCGTTTTTTACTTCTTTTATCAAGTTTTTTTAAAAATTCAATTGTGTTTCTATATGTATTCCATATTTTTAAATCTGTCATAAAAACAAAATCCAAGTCTTTTTTTATGTCTTCATCTGGAGAAGAAGGATAACAAGGTACAAAACACGTTTTATCAGACAAACTGGGTTCTTGCGCTACGACACCAATAACCTTGTTATTAAAATTTAAAACCATTTTTAATACTTTATATTCATATTTATCTAATTTTTGAATTAAATCATATAACAATAGCGGTCTTTTTGCTTTATATACATTTGGCATACTATCTAACGGTCTACATATTAAATCAAAAAATGGTTTTATAATTTCCTTGAACACAGCTCTCATTGTTTTTGAAAGAGTTGGATCATATTCTTTGAATTCTTTTGTTATAGATATTTTTTTATTACTTGTAGCATATGAATATATAGGCTCATAATATTCGTCTTTTTTCATTAAAATAATTGTAGGTTTTCTTGCTTCATAAAATTCTGATGAATAATGATTTGTCGGACATAAAAGCTGAACATTATTAGTTATATCATCATCAGGTATTTGAAATATTACAAGATTTACACCAGTAGGGAACAAATACTTATTTGGCATACTTATTATATCCCATAAATAGGTATGATCAATTATGACATCATCGTCATTCAAAAATTTAATAAAATTTTCATAAGCAGAAACTACTTTTGTATAATATGCTTTATCTTCTTGTTTAGTCATGTCAAGCTTTGAATATAACTTAGTATTAGTATACTTATTTATATCTACAGGTTCATTTGCATTATAAAAGTCTATAACCAAATTACCGTTTTGGTATTTTATAAACTTATCAATTATTAGAGATTTAATAATTCGTTCTCTCATTTCTTTAATACTTAAAACCTTTGCAGTTTTATTATCTTGGCCAATTAATCTTTTGCCAAAAAAGATTGCATCAGAAATGCTGGCAACGAACGACTGTTTATCATTTATTTCTATTCCATGACGTAATAAACAAGGATGATTTTCTTTAATATTTGTGTTTGTTTTACTTATTTGACAGTCAGCATTCACTTCATGAAGCATTGTTTGTATTTCTGTAGGTAAATATCCCCAACGACCTGGATCCAAAGGAAATTTTTCAGGACCTTTAATATATTCGTCTTCTTTTCTCTCTATTTCTGGTTCTTGCTTTTTTTCTTCATTGCCTTCCTTACCATCTTTTTTCTTTTTACCTTTTGTTTCGCCATAACATTTTTGATTTGCCTTTATTCTACCTTCAGTATTATATTTATCAAAACAGCAAGGTAAACAAAGTCCATCAGGGTGTGAATCTGGAATTAATCCTGGATATTTTTTGGAATCATTTTTTCCCGGTTTCGGTTTATAAAATTCATAAATGTAATATCCTGGTTTTACCTTCTTTTCGCCTTTTGGTAAAACCTTGCCGCATGTAGGATGAACTAGTTCTTTTTTACCATCTTTACCTGTAACTTCTTTTAAATCTTTTGGGTCAATTATTGTATTCGTTTTCAAACACCAATAACGAGGACAAATATAATTAAACTGATGGTCTTGATTTGACCCATATTTTATAACATCTTCGTCTCTTAAAAAACCAGGATGTTGTTCTTTTATTTTGTCAAGCTGCGTATCTGTTAGAATAACAGGTTGTCTTCTTAAATTTGAGCTACATGTTCTAGTATATGAATTAAATTGTGGTGTATCTTCTTTTAAAATTAAAATAGGATCTTTCTTTTCTATAAGAGACTGGAAATAATAAGGCTTATTTAATTTCATTCCGTCAATATTTCTAACTTCTTCTTCATCTGATTCATCTTCTTCTTCTGATTCGGAACTAGATGAGGTTGCTTTTCTTTTTGCAGCTACTGTTTTATTTGTAACTTCTTCGTCTGATTCTGGTTCTCTTTCTGGGGTAGGATTTTTTACAGGAGGGAGCGATAATTCACTAGACGCTTTCTGTTGTTCTAGTTCTTGTTTTGATTCTGGTTTTTCAGAAGCAATAGATTCTTCGGCAGATACTTGTTCTTGTTTTGATTCTGGTTTTTCAGAAGCAATAGATTCTTCAGCAGATACTTGTTCTTGTTTTGATTCTGGTTTTTCAGAAGCAATAGATTCTTCGCTAGATGTCTCTGGTTTAGGAACTAATATAGAAGTTTCTTGAGACTCAGATTCTTTGCTAGATGAAGAAGGTGTTGAAGATTTTGCTTCACTTAATGAAGCAGGTATTGATATTTCAGATTTTTGATCACTTAATGATTCTGGTATTGATACTGATGAACTTTTTGATACATTATCAGGTTCAGAATCAATAGAGGATGCAGAAACGCTAGAAGAAGGTTGTTGCATTGTAGCAACTTTTGCTTTCATAACTGGAGTATCCGGTTCCGATTCAATAGATGATCCAGAATCGCTTGAGTTTGCTCCTCCTTTTTCTCCTGTTTCTTCGTCTTCATTTCCTTCGTCTTCATTTCCTTCGTCGCCATCATCAAAAAATAAACTCAAAGCATTTCTTTCATTGTCTTCGTCATCTTCTTCTCTATATTTAGAATAATGAACCTCTTCGTCACCAGGTTCAAAAGAAGAAACTTCAGAATTTGGAGTGGACCTTTCTGTTGATGAAATAATTTCTTCAAATAATAAGTCCTCCTTTTCTCCAGTTGAACATAAATTATTTATTTCTTTAACAGGATAGCCGGTTGATCCCTTATCTTGTGTTAAACGAACCATTGTATCTAAATAAATAGGTAATGTATGCAGGTAATTAATATTGTTTATATTCTCAGTTGTTATAGTTATAATACCTGTTTCTCTTTCTAAATTGATAATTGTTTTAAAACCAGGACTGTTTCTAATTTTAATATCCGTTTTTCTTACACCGCGTTCAATTTCTAAATCATTTGCAACCTTTCTTACCATTTCTATAGCTTGTTCTCTATTCAAGTCATCCGGAAAGTTTTCAAGAAGAGCATCTATAATTTGGTCACCTCTTAATCCTTGATCGGATTTTTCTAAAATAAAGGCCTCTTGACTAGTAAATTTACTATAATTTGCAACACGTTTGAATCTTAAGCTTATTGTATTAGTTCCTTTAAAAACGTTTGTTTCATTTATAAAAATACTAGATATACAACCTCTATACGCTTGAATATCAAGAGGTTTTCTAATAGCAATTTGGGTTTCATATGTAAGCTGTTTAATTTCTACATTTTCATCATTTAAACTATTAAAAATATTTAATTTATAACCACTTTGCTCTAAAAACTTTTTTACCTCTAAAATAACTGGATTTATTGTATCCTTGAATATACTATTTATATCATCAATACTTAGCGGAGTTTTAAATTCAGATGTAATAATTAAAAATCCATTTTCGTCAAACTCGCATATTAAATTTTGCGCAGCTCCTTCAGATTCAATATAAACCGCTACAGATTTATTACGAGCAATCATTTTTTTTAATTTAAAAATAGTTCCTTTCTTTAGGTAAGGAATTTTTCTACCGTCTGTAGCAACCTTATCTGTAAAAAGTCTATAAACATTTTCTTGTCTATTAGAAGGATTGTACTTGATTAATGGATTATTTTCAGTAGCATGAATTATTTTAAATATAATTTCAAGAGGAATTTTAACATCAAATTCTGGTTTAATTACTGCCTTTATATATTTAATTCCTTTATTTACATAATTTAATTCCGACTTTCTCAAATTATAAACATCATAAAACATGTCAACCGTTTTAAATAAATCCAACGTTTTTTCATTTAATATTTTTTTATCTTCATTAATAAATTTACTTCTATTTTTTTCAAGATCTTCTAGTGTGTTTATATTTTTACTATATAAAAAAGGATAATATACTTTAATGGTGGTTTCTTCTGGTAAATCTTTTTCATTTAGATTTGAAATAACGTTTTCAGCAAGACATAAGTATATACTAGAATCTATAATATCACCACTATTCAATAATAAATGACTATTTAATGTTGTTAAAGACTTACGAGCTGATTTTTCAAAGAATTTATCATATCCAGTCACTTTATAAGGATTACTTATAAAAGGATATTCATTTTCAACTAAAAAAAACTTTTGACCTAAAACTTTGTTTATAATATATTTTTTGTTATCAAATTTCATTTCAAATATATCATCAAATGTATAAATATCCTTTTCTGGAGGTGTTTGAAATGACTTACCTTCTTCATCAACAACAATATTTGAAATAAACTGGTCCAACCGTATTTTTGTAAGCTCAAGCTTGTTATTTTGTGTTAGTGATTGATAAACGGAAACAGCGTTTAATGTTTCTAGTTTTTGACAAAATAAATATATTTCATCTATTGATATATCTTTTTTGAGCTCATTTAAAATTTTAATTTTAATTGTTCCAATTGAATCATCCAAATGAATTTGTTGCTGAGAAAATTTAACTACACTTTTATCTTTTTTAATTTGTTCTTGTTCTTCGCGCGTAAATATTTTCTTAAATAAATGTTGTTCGTCTTCTGTTGGTTTTTTACCATTAAATACATAAATTGTATTTATTGAACCATTTACAAGTTGTTTTACTTTATAAACAGGATTATCTAAAGAAGGTTTGTGTGTATCTAGTGAATTTATTGAACTCAATGTAGCTTTGCTTGAAGATAATGGTTCTGACATATATATAAAGTTACTATTATTTTAATTTAATTATGTTAGAAAGTATTAAATTAAAAATAAATAAAAAATAAATTAATTGTTTATTGAATTAAACCAAATCGTAATAAGGATTATCATTAATATTCATACCACAATATTGTTGTGGATTTTTTTTATAATCAACTGGATCATAAATACCAGCCTCTTTTGCATTTTGCAATAGATATTTAAAATTTTGCCAAAAATCTTGCTTGTGACCAACAGATTCTGTCATGATATGCGATAACTCATGTAAAGCTACAAATGTGAGCGTGTTTAAATCTATTAGTTTATTACCATCTTTTGATGTATTTAAACAGAATGCCAATTTCTCTCCTTTGTTTTCACTATATGCGGTTA